TGTAATTTACTTGCTTTAATTGTTATCATTTCTTGATTATTTAATTAATTTAATTTTGACAAGGCAAAGATATAAAAAAAAATAGATACTAACATAATTATTATCAAAGTTATTAACAATTTAAGTGTTAAGAGTGTTTTTACTAGATAAGCAACTTTAAGTGCTGTCTAGTATATTACCATTAAAAAGATGTGAAAGTGCCTAAAACGGCTAAAGGGGGTTATAAATTTAGCAATAAAATCACTAAGATTATAAGCATATACATTAAAAATATGTTGGTTGATTGGCTTTCTTCCATTAGAAATAATGTACAAGTCTTGCTATTTGCCCTGATTTTTTGGAATGTATAAATCCTTCTACCGCTTTCTGAACACCACAGAAACCTTTTCTATTGTGCCAACTATCAGTTCCGCTTGGTGAACGCATATACTCAACAGTTACACCTATAAAGTCTTTAGCGTCTAGCCATTTGTATTTTACTTTGTGGTGAATGTGATGTAAATACCAATATCTGTATTTAGTTTCAGCCCATTCTTGCGGTTTTTCGTTTGCCATTAACATAGGAAGCTTATCCATTTTAGCTCCGTCTCCGTGTTCAAGCCCTATAAGATTAGAACCGTACTTGTAGTATTTCCTGTGTGATACTGATATGTCAAAAGTTACATCATTTGTATTTCTGAACCAAGACTTTAAAGAGTGTGCTAAATGAAAGCCGCTTTGATAATCGTGATTAGACATTGAATGAACTACATCAACAGGAGCAACCTCTCTTAGTATCTCAACACATTTCACGTAAAGTTTTAAAGCTACTTCAAAATGTTGCCACCATTTACCGTCTGCGTCTTGTGGTGTTCCTGCTGTTGTCGTATTATATACATTGTCTATATGTAGCACGTCATTACCTACGCAAAATAAAACCCTATCTATACTAAACCCCTGAGCTTTACTTATAAGTCCTGTAACGCCTTCTAAAACTCTATTGTAAGCTATCTCAGTATTATAGTCGTCTCCTGTTTCTAAAGCTACTCCTAGTTTACCAATATGAATGTCAGCAGGGTTTATGACTAATAGGTGTTCACCTTTAACTCTTTTAATTGTTGGGTATTTTGGAGAGTAGTCTTCTATTAGACTTTGTATGTCTTCAAGTAGTTCTACCTTATCTGTTCCGTATTGTTCTTTGGTAACTATTGAAAAGCGTAACTCCCCTGACATACTTTGCCAATGTTTAACGCTTACAATATCCTTTTTATTTATTCCCCTATCTTTAAGGTGAATATCTAAAGCAGTATTGCCGTTAATGTTCTGTAAGTCCTTCCCCCTGCTTTCATTGATTAACTCAACTTCTTCAGGGGAAAGTCTTATTCTTGTTCCTGCCAAAATTTACTTTTTAATATCAGCAATTCCTTGACCTAATACAAGTGCTGAAATACTTAGTAATATTCCTTTTACTTCTTCTGCGTTCAATCCAAATTTTTCGCTTAATACAGTTGTTAAAATTCCAACTACTGTGTACCAAAATTTACGACTACTAAACATATTCATTAAAATTCCGTTTACGTACTTTTCTAAAAACTTTTTCATAACTATTTATTTTTGATTATTAAATTAATATTTTCTCCGCCCAAATATATAATTTCTTGCATAACTAAATCCATAGCTAAGCGAGAGTTTTCAACAATGTCTTGTTCACGACCATTTCCTACTAGAATACAGCCGCTTGTATCTTTAGCTGTGTTACCTCTATGGAATAAGATATAATCCCTATTAGGAACGTCCTGAACTAATAAGTGTAAGTAATCCCTTGTAGCACTTTCTCTTGCTAATCTAAGTCTTACCTTATACCGACCTTTAGGAATACAGCTTATACTTCTTTGATTGTCTATCCAAGGATTTTCTAATGTATCACAGAAACTTTCACCATTAATAAACAATCTACCAATAGTAGATTTTTCTGTGAAGGTATCTCTTATGATTAAAAGATTAACGACCTTGACCTCTGTAGGCTTTTTTAAAACCGTTCTGTCCTTTACTTGCATTTTTGGAGTGTATTCCCTTTCGTTTCTTTTTAACGCTCTTAAAAGAGCTTGTAACAACTTTACGAGCCATCTAGTTATTTTTATCAAATTGAATGAATTTATATATAGTATATGCTATTGAAAGTATTAGTGCAATAAAACTTAGTATTTCATTTGCACTTGCTAGAGTAAACCCAATAGCTGAAAAATTAGCTAACCCTACTTGTAGAGTATCTTTTACTTCTGTCATTTTGTTTAGTTTTTTTATCTAAGTAGGATTTTAACTTAGTAACGTTTTTAGTTTTCGGTTTATAGTGTCTTTTCATTATGAGTAATCAGAAGCGTTTAAAAAGTTTCTCAATGTAAGTTTAGTTCCCTGTCTCATTGGTCTTTCAAGGTTCATCGAGTTATAGTATGCATTTTGGTCTGCTGAAATGTCTGCTCCTGAGTTCGTGTTGTATTCAGGAAAAAGAGTTATGTTGTTAGTTACATAAGCAATTAGACGTTCTGTGTAATACTCAGATGTGTTCCTGATTTCTTCTCTAAGGTGTTGAGCTTCTTCCGTACTAAGACTATTTCCCGTTTCACTTGTTTTGCTATAAATATTTCCGTTCTCTATCTTAAATCTTAAAAAAGGGATTGCGTGATAAAAAGCCCAATTCGGTAGCATATCACCAATGTAGTCATCAACTAAAGTTTTGTAAGCTTCATTCCCTACATTACCTATTGTTCCTGCTGTAATTAAACTTTCTAACTTTTGATACAAGTCAGTTCCGAGTTTAGGTTCAACATAAAGTTTTTGTGCCTGTAATACATAAGGCAATAGTAAGTCGGTACTTAAATTTAAGTTAATTGCAGTGCTTGATTTAAGCTTGCTTTCTGATATGAATAATACGTATGACATTGTTTATCTAGGTTTTAAAAATCCGTTGTTCTTCATTTTCTTAGGTGGTGTTGCTACCAACTTATCGTTCTTCTTAGCAGTAAAGCCTTCAGACCTTGCTTTAGTGTAGCCAATCATATCAGCGTCTTCTATTTTAGTTGTCTTACTTTCTCCTATTACAGTCTTAAATATTCTTCTGCTCCAAAAGTGATGACAATTACCTCCTCCTTTGTAAAGCCAAATTGAGTAAGTATCTGAATTTCCTTTAGGACCCCAACCTTTATTAACTTCCTTAGAACCCATATTAATTATATCTTCCTTTCTGTAAAGCTTTTTAGCTGCTGTCATTTTCTTGCAGAAATCTCTTTTTTCTCCTGTCTTACTAGTCAAAAAGTTATCTTGTGAATATACATAACGAACTCTAAAGTAATCAAAAGACTTTTTAGATAGTCCGTCTTGCTCTGACTTACGACTTGGAATAGCTCTACCTGTTGAAGCTAGTTCTAACTTCTCATTCATTAATTCGTTTAATACTTCTTCATAGTTAAAGTCTTGATGTTCTCCATCTACTACTTCTTCTTCTATTAATTCCCATTCTTCAGGAATGTCTTCTCCAAACTCCTGAATGAATTTATCTAGCTCTGTTGCTTCAGTATGTCCTTCACAAGCCATATAGACTTTCTTACCTTCTAGTTCGTGTTCGTGATACCCTTCGCACCCTAAAGACTTTGCACTTTCTAAGGCTTCATCTATTGTGTCAAATACAGGTTTTCCGTCTATCATTCCAACTTTAGCAAATTCTTCTTTAAAGTCTTCTCTTACTTCTACATCAGCTAAAGGTTTTAATCCAACTTCTTCTCTTATTTCATCTTCAGTCATTACTCCTTTTAAGTCCTCAGAAGTAAATTCTACTGTAATAGGTTTTAATTGTACAAACTGAACAGGTAAGTCCATATTGTTTACTGAGAATATAGTCTGTAAAGTATTTAAGATATGTAATTGAAACGGCTTTACAACTGTATTAAGATAAAAGTTCCCTGCTGCATTAAGTTCATCTACATTAGAACCTAAACCTGTATCAGATTTAATACCCATAAGCATAGGAGACGTTACACGGTGTCCTGTAAGTATGTTTTGAACTAATAGCTCTTGTAGTGCTAAGTATTGCTTATCTGCGTCAGAAACGCTTATAGGAGTTATTTCAGGTGTTCTAGTCTTATCATCTGAGAACGTTAAAATAAACTTCCCTGAGTTTGAAGCTCCTGTAAATTTCTCTACTAAACTTTGTTCTATCTGTCTTCTTTCCTCTTGCGTAGGAATACCATTAGCAAAAGAAACAAAATAGCTCCCACTAAATCCATTTTCTATATTGTTTAAATGAAACTCTGCTACCTTTTGGTCTACTAAGCACCAATTATTAGCCGCTAAATAGTCAGGTGTATGATAGCAATCCATATTAGGACTGTAAGCACCTGTATAAAGTAACTGACTTCCTGAAGTTCTATCGTTAACATTAAAAGCATTAATAGGATAGGGTTTATTTGTCCTAGTGTTTGCCCAATCAGCACTTATAAAGTAAGTATCTACCTTACCCATTGCATTTGGTCTTCCTGCCCTTACACGCTCTACAGGTACGTGATACACCTCTGCTATTTCTGTTCTTTCTCTATTCCATACAATATGCAAAGCGTATGCTCCTTGAAGTTTAAAATCAAAAGCTACCTTTTTAATTACTTGGTGTAAACTTTCATTAGAATTTGCGTGTCTTAGAAACTTTTTAAGCTTTACGTAATTTTCTAAATTAGTATCTTCTTCTTCAGCTATTAAGTCTTCTCCTGCTATCATTTCAGCTGTAGCATTAATAATTGCAGCGTGTGTACTAGAATTGTAATATAAGTCAATTAAGAACTGTGGGTAAAGGTTTCTCCAATCTTCTGTTCCGTATTCTATGTAGTCCCTTCCTCTTACTTCTTGTACTATTGGAGCTGTTGATGTTTCTAAGTTTATACTAAGTATTTTATCCATTTTATTCTATTATTAATTCATCAGGGTCTACATCTGTACCTTCTGCGTTCTTTTCATAACCTAAGAACGAATGTACACAATTTACAGGAAATAACTCGTGTATTCCAAAGTCAAATTCTTCTGTAGTCATTAGGTCGTAAAATACTCCATCATAATAAATAGGAGGAGTTAATTCTTTACCATCTTTATCATAAGTTGCAGGTATCTCTACTATCTTATTTAAAAAGACTATAGCCTGTGTACCATTTCTGTACACTTCTTGAGTAACTCCTTCTTCAGTTATTACTTCATAAGTACCTTTAGCAAGTAAGTCAGCATCTCCTTGTGCTTTTGTGTCGTATTGTAATTTATATATATTCATATTATGAAGTTAATGCTGCTAGTTGAGTATCTGTTAGTGCTGTATCGTAGACTTGTAGTTGTTTTACTTTACCGAAATATTCACTTCCTGCACCATCACCTTCATTAAATTGCATTTCAGTTAAAACTCCTGCTCCAAAAGATGTTGCATCCGTACTTGTAGCAACCTCAGTTCCATTAATCCATAAAGCAAAATCTCCTGCTTTCCATTTGTATGCTATCTTTAAAAAATTAGTGATAGTGTAGGAATTGTCATTTATATTCCCATTAGTTGCACCACTTACTTGTATAAATCCCTGAACTCTATTACTAGCATTGTCATATCTTAAGACTACTCTATTAGTGTTAGTGCCATCTGACAAACTTATTACCCTTCTTGTACTATCATCACTTAGAGCAGCCATTTCAACAAATAAAACTCCTTCAGGACTATTAATCAAACTACCTATACCATCTCTTGTGAAGATGTCTTGGTTTCTTGTAACAATACCTGATACTGTTGGAATTAAGGAAGTTGCATAAGAACCTACTTCTAACTGAAAATTAGTTACTGTTCCTGATACAGTTAAAACTAAAGAACCTGCCGTTGGGGTAAATATTAAATCTACTCTATCATTAACACCTGTACCTGTTAATGTTGCTGAATGTGTACCGCTTAAAACTATTGAGCCTGTTCCATAAAATGATAATGCATATTCTACAGCCGTTACTGTTCTTGTTTGAGTTACTGCTACATCACTAGGAAATACAATATTAGTCCTCTGTGGCTCTGCTAATATATGTGGACAACCTCCTCCTGTGTAGTCTATACGAGGTACGTTGTTTCTTGTAACTTCTTTTACTGATACGTTGTTTATATTACCTGTAAAATTACTTGCTCCATATATATAGAGAAGAGTATTACCTGATGATATTGATATAGTTTCTGTATGAGTACCATTTACACTTTTTAGTGATGTACTTTGAGAGCCTCCTAAATATATTTGAACACTACCTTGTGAATAATCTGATATTGTATAACTTACTTGAAAAGTTTTACCTACAAATGTATATCCTGATTGAGTTGTAGAAACTGCGTTTACGTTAGAAGCATTAAGATTTCCCTCACTTATAGTCCAACCTGTTCCTTTTGTCCAATCACTATCTGTTGCAAAATCTCCATTAGTAACTAATTCTGTATCTGAAACAATCTCAGCATAATTTACTAAACCATTCTCATCTACTCTTGTAGCAGCAGTTGCTCTAGTAACATCCATATCTGCATCTCCATTACTAGGAATAACTGCATACAATTCTCCTGCCTTATATCCGTTAGGAGTTACTACAATACTTACATCATCT